GCATTATGCAGTATAAGACCGTCGCGGACAAGTGGAATGAGACGATTAAGCCGTTTGATCCTGCTTTCAAGCAGTTTGGGATTGACCCGCATCAGGCGTTCTCGACGATTACTAACAACCATATGATCTTGAAATATGGGACGCCGGAGCAGCGGGCGGCGGTCGCCAAAAAGATCATCAACGACTATAACCTTTCGGAGTTCATGAACTCCCAACAAGGTCAGCCGCCGCCGAGCCTTCCCCCGCAACTGCTAGCCCGCTTGGACTCCCTTGAAACTAAGATTCAGGCAAGGGAGATGAAAGCTGCAGAGACAGAGGTTGCTAAGTTCTTCAGCAACCCCGAGAATGAGTTCGCCAAGGAAGTGGCTACTGACATTAACCGCATCCTTGAGGCCGGTTTAGCCACCGACCTGGATAAGGCTTATGAGTTGGCAATCTGGCAAAACCCCGGAGTTAGAGCAAAGCTGCTCGAACGTGAGGCTGCCAAAATTGCAGGGAACCGTAAGCCGAACCTCCGCGAAGTTCGTCCTAGTGACGCGCCTCCTTCCCCGACAGGGGGAGCCAGCGAAACGATTGACGAGACAATGGCTAGTGTTCTCGCCAAACTGACTACTGGATAAAAGGAGGCATTAAATGCCCTCACCAAACGCAACGTTTACGGAACTGGTCACAACGACCTTCCGTAAGCACAAGGATAAGCTAACCGACAATGTGACGCGCAACAACGCGCTGCTGGCTCGGATGAAAAAGAAGGGGAAGATTTCCACGACGAGTGGCGGTCTTACCATTGCGGTTCCCCTCGAGTACGCAGAGAATGTGACCTACCAACGCTACAGCGGGTTCGATGTTCTGAACACGCTGCAGAGCGATGTGATGACCGCCGCTGAGTTCCAGTGGAGGCAGATCGCCCTGAACGTCGTTGCGTCGGGCCGCGAACTCCGCGTCAACAGCGGACCGGAGCGGATCATCGCGCTGGCGAAAGCCCGGCTGAAGAACGCGATGAATACGTTTAACAACAACTTCTCCTTCGACATGTACTCTGACGGGTCGCTGGCGAACCAGATCAACGGTCTGCAAGCGCTCGTGTCGGATGCTGGCACAGGTACGGTTGGTGGTATCGACTCGTCGGCCTGGGCGTTCTGGCAAAACCTGGTGCAGTCGGCGGCAGCGCCGCGCCAAGGCGGTGCTGGCATCACCCCTGGACCGACGACGATGGAATCGCTGATGCTCCCGCTCTATCTCGACCTGGTGCGCGGGAATGACATGACCGACCTGATCGTATCGTCCAACGACTACTTCTCGTTCTACGAGCAGTCGCAGACGTCGATCAAGCGCTACACGGATGATACGACTGCCGACGGTGGCTTCGTCTCCCTGAAGTACAAGGGCGCCGATGTGATCTTTGACGGCAACTCCGGTATCCCTGCGGCCCACATGTACTTCCTGAACACCGACTACATCGGGATCGAAGTGCACCGTGATGCGAACCTGACCATCAACGACGAAGTATCGCCGTACAACCAAGATGCAGTGGTCATCCCCATCCTCTGGATGGGTAACATGACTATCAGCAATCGCCGGTTGCAGGGCGTGCTGAAGGCGTAATGTGGGCGGATTATAACATCATAATCATCCCACGAAAGGACACTCAAAATGCCAGTTGGAACTAATGCCCTAATCGGCGCCCTGTCCCTTGAAAAGGATGCGGACTTTGCCGACGCGTACAAAGGTGCGCCCTTCACGCTTGGCCAGATGGTCCAGGCTTTCGACCCGTACTGGGGTTGGCTCGAGTTGATCTTCGTGAAGTTTGCGACAGCCTCGACTCTGGTTGACACCGGCCGTCTGGTCACGATTGGAACGGACTACACGATTGCAGACAACGCGAACACGGCTAACACCGCTCGCCCAGTCTACGTCGTGGCCCATCGCTTTCCCTCGAACGCCTCTGTTAGTGCAACCAACCCGCTCTACGGTTGGGTGGCTCGTTCGGCAGGGAAGTTCCCGGTCCAAGCCTCTGCCGCCTTCACTGCGGGTCCTGCGTACTTCGCTGCGGCGGGTACGATTACCTCGACCCTGACCGCCGGCAAGCAAGTCGTTGGCATGAACGGTCTGATCGGCTCGGCGGGTACTATCACCGTCCAGGCGCAGACCCAAAATGGCTCCGGCCTGATTCGTGTTGCGAGCAAAGCCGGTATCTACGGCAATGCAACGGTTTCGGGTACTGGTATCCCGGCTTCCACCGAGGTTACCACGCTCGATACCGGCGACAACACGCTGATTCTGGTGAACAACAACTCCACCGCGACGGGAGTCATCACGATGACCGTCACGAACACTGGTTTTGCGATTTGCCAGTTCAACGCGCCGACGACGCAAGGTAATATCACGTAAGGATTGCTGGCTACCCCACCAGCACCTTCCCTCGGGGCTTCGGTCCCGAGGGTTTTTTGGGGAGGGGTTAACAGGAGAACAAAGTGGCACAAGAAGCTAGACCACCGTTCATAGCCTTCGAAGTGAGGGCTGTTGAGGATAGAACGCAATCTTTGTCTTCGGGCGTTTATATGACAAAGGATGTGGACTTTATCCGCATTGTACCAAGTGGAAGTGAAGGAAAGACTGTTCTGGAGTATGTGTACAGTGACTGGCTTGCAAACACGAAAAAGCAGACCGGCGAATTCCGTGCTGTTGGTTCCGGCTCCGATACGCCTGCAATGGGAGCAAGCCGCTTCCCCGCCGAGTGGCTCCGGCGGATTGAGGAAGAGTACGCCGCATGGAAGGAAGGCCGTGAGCTGCCTGTTAAAGGCACCGCGCTCCGAAACTGGCCAGTAATCAGCCCCGCCATGCTCAGAAACTGCGAAGCAGTCCACATCCGTACGGTGGAGGACCTGGCAAATGCTGTGGATGACACTGTTAGCAATATTGGTATGGGTGGGATTATTCTTCGTCAGCGCGCTCGAGATTGGCTGGCAGCAGAGCATGGAGAGGCAGGACCACTTGCCGCCAAGCTCGAAGCAGTCACCGCCGAACTAGCCGCGGAAAAGGCTCGAAGCAAGTCCCTGGAGCAGCGACTGGCGGCACTTGAGAAGAAGGCGGCGTAATGGCTGACACGGTACTGAAGATTGTTCAAACTGTCGCGAAGCGCGCGGGGATCCCAGTACCGTCCATCCTAACCTCTTCCTCCGACACGCAGGTTATTCAGCTCCAAGCGCTGCTCGACGAGGTAGGGCAGGATTTAATCACTCGTTTTCGGTGGCAAGAGCTTACCCGCCGCGCACCCTTCACCTCCATTGCGGCGGAGAGCCAAGGGACGATATCCACCCTTCTTGGGGTGGAGCCCGAGGCGCTGGTAAGCATGACGGTGTGGGACACCACGCTGCAGCAGCCACTCTACGGCCCACTCAGCGATTCGGAGTACCAACTCCAAAAGGCCCTCGTACCTGCCGGCCCGGCCTACCAGTACCGCATTCAGAATAATGAGCTGTTGATCCTCCCCACGATCCCGGCTGGTCATACGCTCAGCGTGATATACCGAGTCAAATCATGGCTGATCAACGGCTCAACCCTTAAGCAAGCCATTACGGCAGACGACGACGTCCCCTTGCTCGATGATGTTATGATAACCCAGGGCCTCATGGCCCGGTGGAAAGAAGAGAAAGGACTTCCCTATGCGGAAAACGCTCGCCGCTTTGAAAGCATGGCTATCAGCAAAGCGATCAAAAGTGGGACAAAGCCCACCCTTTACCTGGATGGCCCGCGTGAAGAGGTGGTTCCGGGAATAATCGTACCTGCTGGTAACTGGCCGCTGTAATGCGTAGGTCTCCGCTGCAATCGGTTATCGCTCGACCGAAGCAAGAGGTTCGTGCCCTTAGCGTCCCTGCGCCGTATGGGGGCTGGAACACCCGCGATCCGATTTCGGAGATGCCGATTACGGATGCGGTGAAGCTTACCAACGCGATAGCGTTTCCAGGAAAGGTGGCTGTTCGCAAAGGGGCCGCGAACCACGTTACTGGCTTCGCTTCAGGGAAGACCATTCAAACCCTTATGCCTTATAACAAGGCAGGGACGGGGTCGAAGCTCTTCGCGGCCACTGACGTCGCAATCTACGATGCAACCTCCGCAGGAACAGTCGGCGCCGCCGTCGTCTCGACGCTCACAAGCGGTAAGTGGCAGCACGCAATGTTCACCAACAGCGCGGGGCAATACCTCATCGCTGTCAATGGTGCCGATAGCCTTCAGCAATACGATGGGACCTCATGGACCTCAACCGCCTCCCTCGGGACGGTCACGACCTCGACGCTGATCGACGTGACGGTGTACCAGCAACGCCTGTTCTTCGTCCAGAAGGACACAATGTCAGTACACTACCTAGCAACAGGGGCGATTTCCGGATCGGCCTCTACCCTGTACTTTGGCCAGCTGTTCCGCAAGGGTGGTTATATAGCCTCGATCGGAACCTGGACGGTGGACGGCGGAGCGGGGACGGATGATAAGTTCGTCGTAGTCTCTTCGGAAGGAGAAGTCGCGGTCTATTCTGGCTACGACCCTTCCGCTGCGGCGAACTGGGTACTTCAAGGGGTGTATTTCATCGGCAGGCCCATCGGCCGCCGGTGCTTGGCGAAGTTCGGCGGCGACCTTTTAATGCTCACCGATCGAGGACTCTTCCCTCTTTCGCGAGCCCTGCAAAGCGCGTCGATTGACAAGACCCTCGCCCTTACGGATAAGATCGAGCCAACGTTTGCGCAGCAAGCTACAACGCTTTTCAGCACTTTCGGCTGGGAAATCTCGATCAATACCAACGCTTCGCTTTTGCTCGTTAACATCCCAGTCTCTACGGGCAGCATTCAATACGTAATGCACTTGCAGACGATGGGATGGAGCGACTTCAGCGGGTGGAACGCGAGTTGCTGGGCCTACTTCGCTGGAGAGTATTACTACGGTACGCTGGAAAAAGTAGTGAAAGCTTACTCCGGTGCATCTGACTTCGGTAATAACATCAACAGTGATATCGTTCCCGCGTTCAATTACTGGGGCGAAAGAGGACAGCAGAAGCACGTTAAAATGCTCCGCCCAACGTTTGTCTCCGATGGTCCCTTTGGCTATGGCTTGGCAGGCTGCACAGACTTCGTCCTCAGCGAGCCGACTGGCGTAATTGCGCCTGTTTCCTCCACCAGCGCCCTGTGGGGTGTCTCCTATTGGGGGATCGCAACTTGGGGTTCCAACTTCCTAATCACCCGCTTGTGGCAGACGGTGTTCAACAGCACCCATTCTGCCTTTACCCCATTCATCCGAATCGCTACTAATTCGGTGCAGCCGTCACTTCTTTCAATCGACTACACGGT